TTAGAAAGGAACAACAGAATAAACACAATTATGTTCTTTCCATGCTATACGTTCTTTTTCCGCATCATCCATAGACCAAAATATCATTGGTTTTCCATAACCTAAACCACTGTAATACTGCAATAAAAAATCGCCATCTTCATCAATTAATCTATATTTTTTTGTCCCTACATTTTTGTCCCTACATTTTTTTGTCCCTACAATTTCATAAAACTTATCCAAATAAACATTATAATCAGCGTTATCTTTGAGAATTTTTTCAGCTTTTGAAACGCTGCCTAACGATTTTATAGTTTTGGTAACGACTTTACCCTCTTTGCGGACAGATTCACACAATGCAAAATACAACTTCCCTGAAGCTTTCTTTTGCTTCAAAAACATTAAAGCAGCCCCTTTTCCTCAAAAATTCTTCTCAGACATTCATTCACTAAATTACTTTTCTGTTTATTATCGACCGTATCAATAATCCTAGCTATATCTTTATCAATATAGTAGGCTCTTTGTACTCTTTGACTCTCTACAGATTTACTAAATAGTATCTTATCAATACTATCAACACTACTAATATCAGTAGCATTAACATTATCTACAACACCATCAACTCTTTTAGTACTGTTATTAGTAACAGTTTTAGTAGGCTTTTTATTAGCTACTGTTGAATATGACTCTACAATTTCAGTAAATAACTTACTATCATTAACGCTATCGTAGGAATCACCTGTAGCTAAGTATACTTTTTCTTTAGGACTCCAAATATATCCTAGTGACTTAATATATTTCTGAATCGTTCTATCAGCTTTACCGTAGGTAGTAGCTAAATCACTAACTTTTATTTGACCCGAAGTTATGCTACTAATAACAGTACTAACAGTCATACTTTTAATATCATTCATACTCTAACATCTCCCTACTTTTAATATTACTATTACCCTAACATTATCCATTTAGTTTGTCTACATACAAAAAAAGAGTAGCATTTCTGCTACTCTACTTCGTCGCTTTCATCAATGTGTAAAGCACGTTTATTAAATTCCTCGAATTCTTCTTTTGTTAATTCTCTCAATTTATTTTCATATGATGATCCAGCCCACAACGATTTTAACAAATGCGTGTACACCGTTTCATCTTGCTTTTTAAAGTTATCTAAATCGCCATTTTCATATTTCTTAGCGTATTCTTTGAATAGTCCACTATATACAAGCAATTGGCGTTTTCTCAATCCAATATAAAACGTGTCAAAAACAGCTTCACTGTGGTATAAATCAGAACCTTTTGCCGAATACTTAGCAACCTCTAGGACTGCATTTGATTGTGATTTTTCACTATCTCTTACTTTTCGTACGTCTACTTGCGTAATCGATGGATCACCCATACAATCTTGCCACATAGACAACCATTCAGCTTGACTTATGTATTCCTCCGGCTTATTAAAATAGCTTTTATTAACAGCTATGATAATATGCACATGCGGATTATATGTGTTGTACTGTGGGTTTGGGTCTCCAACTTTCAAACCTCGTCTATCAAAATAATCATTTTTACGCTTATATAGCTTGTCCGTTATTAATTGCTCCTGGTCAGTCGTAACCTCTAACTTACGTATATAACCTTTCGCAATACCTTTAACTTTCCTTCTATCAAACAACTTTTTAATAGCTTTATTAAAATCATCAATTTGATATGGTAGTTCTTCAGCTTGACAGTTTGGTGCTGTTAAAGTTAAAAACAAAAATTCTTTACGCTCAATTTCTTTGACTGCTTCCATCATGACTGACATTTTGATTGCGTCCTTTTTTGCTCGTTTCCATGTGCAAATCGGACAGAATCGATTACCACATGAATTAGCTCGGTGCAGTCGTTTACTCGTAAACCCTTCATTTGTCAAAAACGTCATGTAATCACTGCATGTTTCAAAACGCACAACAGATTTAACACTCAAGTGTTTTTCCATAAACGATGCTGCCTTTCTATTCAAGTCTTTTTTTGGCGTATACTTCTCTAATACTTCTTTTCCTAGTACTGTGTTTTTTAGTTGTTTTTTTGCTATTTTACTAGATTTATCCACGAAAATAGCGTTGGATGTATCTTGATTTTGTTCCATAGATGTTGTAAAGTCATCTTGTATATAAATAAAGTGACTTGTTCTCCTTTCGTATTGGAATTCTTTGATCGGATTTCCTTTCTCTTGTTGGTAGTTTTTGATTCGACACCTTAAACTTACAACATAACGGAATTTAGAACAAGTCTTTTTTTATGAAACAGTATCCTAAAAAAAATACATATAAACCACCTAAAACCCTTGTGTATCAAGAGATTAAGACCGACTATACGCACCGATTTCGTGCCGAAATAGTTACGTATAGTATCAAGAAAGAAGAAACTCGCTTCGCTCATTTCAAAAAACAAGCCCAAAACCCTTAAAAAAAGTGAGTAGCTACACACCACTCACAAACCAAAAAACTATATAAGCTAGTGCGCCCGCAAATATCAAATTCAGTGATAGCGTAGACAAGAAACTTCTTAAAATTCTCTTTAACCCTCTAGGTAATACTGGAATACTATTTACTATTTGATAGATTAATTCTCTCCGAGCCGCCTTTTTCAATTGGCGCATTTTACGCTGTTTCATGCTCACACTGCATCAACTCCTTACAACGCAACTCCAACTCTTTCATAGTTTGCAGTTGTTCTATCATTTCTTCGTTTAAATCTATTTCTCCTAACTTATCTACATAGCTTGATAGAACAGCACACAAAACTTCTCTATCTAGCTCGTCTAAATGCACCTCATTCACTTCATTTTCACTTTCTACAGCTTCTTTTACCATTTCTAATAGATAATCATAACTTTGCATTAGGACATCTCTACGAGCCTTATAATCCCTTTTAATGAGTTTTTTGTAGCTTTTACGCATAATTGCCAAATGTAAAGCTAGTACAGCACTTTCTTTTTCATTAATAACAAGAATCATATAGTCACACTCCTAACCTCTTTTATATAATCTAATAGCTTTTCTTTTTCAGCTTCTGTCAATTCATACGTTCTGACCATGTAGAATGATTTACGGCCAACCCTAGCACGTCTCTTTTGTCCAAATCCCTCACGTCTACGCCAATGCATTAATTGCGCTGGGAACAATACAAAACCGTTCGCATGTGCAAATTCTTCAAACATATTTAAACTGTTATAAAAACTAAATTTCTGAACACTTTTTACATACTTAACAAAATTATTTCTCACGTCATCCGGATATTGATAGGCGTAAGACCTAGGATCTCTATCCCTAAAATCCGGTGGTACAATACTAAAATCATTCAATCAAAATCCCCCCTGTTGAGATCCCCATTTTTTTACGGTGTATTCTATCGAGTTTTTCCCAAAATTCATTGGCTTGTCTTTCATTTGCAGGCAATGGAAAACCACGAACAAAAGAGTATGTGTCATATAGACTCAGCTTGTATATACGTTTTGCTTGCCACTCTGGTATAAACGCTTTTTTGAGAAATTCTTTCGTCTGAAAATCTGTAAAATAAAGATGGTATCCTTTGTTATCTTTTCTCATGGTTACAACTACTTCTATAATGTCTCTTATTCGGCTATCCACGTTGCCTACATTAGGCGTTGCATAGATTTGTATACTTCTTAGTTTTCGCGTGTACATAGCAACCTCTGTCGCTATCCCTTGCCCAAACTTCGACCAAGCACGGTTATTAAAAACCACTTGTGCTTCGTCCCAACAAATAATACTCGTATCAGCTTCAGCAACCTTGTACCAGTCCGTATAATCTAGCATTGTTGTACTTTCTTTTAGATCATAGTTACTAAATAATTCAACGTTTATCCCTTGTTTCATAGCTTGTTCTTTCAAGTAATGCGCTAAAATAGACATCATTAAAGTTTTTCCAGTACCTAAACCGCCTTGTATTAATAAATGGTGCATTTAATTACCTCCCAGTACTCACTTGTTTGCCACTTGGAGCAAATACAATCGGCTTTGGCGGCTTTGGTATTAATTCTTCAATGGTATCTAAGTAAAATGCCGGATTAGCTACAGCAACTTTATAATCTGTCAAAATAGCATTAATAAGCGTTTCATACGGGTTTCCGTTCGGATGGATTGTCTTGTTTTCACCCAGTCGCTTCAAAAGAACAATAGCTCTTAATTGTTCTTGGCTTATGTTTTGAGCGACATCTCGCATTGATTCAAGAACCTGTTTAACATCACTTACGTGTACAGGTTGTTGAAACAAGTAATCTCCTAAAATGTCCTGTACTGTATTGGCACTTTTAAGCGTCTTTTGCTGTTGCTGTTGCTCCATCTTCCTCACCCCTCCATAACCTTAAAGCACTTTGTATTAAATCATTGATTATCGGTCTTACAATTAGATCCACGACCCATAAAACTAAGATCATCACGCATATAAAAGCCGCATCCATATTAACTAATGAAAATTGATCTATCATTGTTTTTATTACACCTTTATCACGCAACATAGCCTTAAATATTGCGCCCACAAAGAACATGGGCGCTACTACCGCCACGCTCAAACATATAGCCCCTAACACTATTTTCGAAATCGTTTTTTTCATCTAGATCCCCTCCCCTAAAAGGCAGCCGCAATGATCGCTACAAATAGCAATCCAACAAGTGCCCAATGTTTGAAATCAAGATTCGGATTTTCTTTAGGTTCCGGCTTGTAATTAGTGATTTGTTGCAACACCATGCTTTGCTCTAATTTCGCCAATGATTCAATATGTTGAATCGCTACTGCAGGAGCTTGATAAATATAAACACGCCCCTCCGAACTTGTAGCTACATTACACAATTCTTTAGGCGCTACAAAACGTCCGGCGACTATCACAGACTCGTCACTTACTTCTGTGACATAGTGAATTTCACAACTATGGTTTTCTTCATTCCATACAATCAATCGATCATCTAAATCTAAAAAATGTTCTTCTTCTTTTTTCTTACCTCTAAGCATGTTTCATAGCCCCCTTGCGTCCTCTACGATCTGTTTTAACAGTATTTCTTTTGTACAGCTTGAAACCTACCCATACAGTCGTTAATACGCCCATAGACCCGGCTAAAGCTACAAAAAACATATAAAACATTGCAAGTATCAATGTTTCTCCAAATTGGTCAGTCATTTTCCTATTCCTCCTTCTTTATTAGTTAAAAAGTCCCTACTCCTTCAGCAATAAAAAATATATTTTTACTCAAAATCTCAAAAAGATACAATTCCTCACCTCGTGAAAAGGTGCTGTACGTCAAGGGCGGAAAAACTTTTTGCAAAAACCGCAAAAACTTTTTTGCCGAAAGCCCCCTTGACCCACATCATTTTTTGCCTAACGCAATCGGTGCGCCGATACAAGACATACGAGGAACAAGTAGCTAGTATCGACACCATAGCATTCTAAGGCAAAAAACAAGCCCTAGCCGTTCCTATAAACTATCGAACTAGTTATCTGTCGCAATGCGGGGGAATCCCCCCCACACCCCCTAGCGCCTTAGCCAATCCATACAAGGGGAGGTACAACTTCTTAAGCGATTTTTTATTAAAAATCTTGCAGTTCCGGAAAGCCTGGCGTCATATTCTTACCACCATTGGACTCCGGACTTAACAGTGAAATACAACCTCATGAGTACCCGGAACATGACTAGGGATGCTAACAGCACCGTCATGAGCAAAAGAGAAGAGAGTACCAGTTGCCACGAACTCGGTAAATCTCTGAAAATGGACATATAACTGCTGAAATTCAAGCCTTGTCGAGTGATTAACCCGGCACTTTGTAACTTTTCTCTAGCTAAATCTAAGAATGAGATAGGTACTCTGAAAATCTTGTCTACAAACGTTTTTATTGCATCAAATACATTCATTCCCCTACACCTCGCAGTGATCCAATGATCTTAATAACGCCAAAAGCACCGAATATCCAAATGCCAAACAGCAAGATATAAGCTACTACGTCCATCTGCAACACATTTAACCCACTGGCTACACGTCCCATTACAGCTCCATATCCATGGCCGGACCCGGAACCCGGTGTAAAGAAAATACTTTGGAAGGTCGTTGTCAAACCAACAACGAAAGCCCAAATCAACTTGGCCACTTCCCACAGAATTAAAAATAGTTTGGCTGCACAAACACCAATCATATAAAGCAGATAGAGTAGACCTTTTATCAGTTCGTATATGACCATAAAGAAACTGACTAGTACATCTATCAACGCTTGGAACAGCCTTGCTAGTAGTTCTCCTAACCATCTAAAGAGATCGAACAGCATATCAAACAATGATTGAAAAGCATCCTTAAGGAAACTCCCTATGCTTTTTAGCATTGCTATTAAAAACTGAAAAAACTTACTGAAGATATTACCGATCATCTAATTCACCCCGATCTCCGGGACTGTTTTCCTCCGCCATTGATTGCGTTACGGATCAGATCAATAAACTGATCCGCAACAGCAAAAGCCGATATGATAAAAACCAATGGCGCAATGTACGGAAAAACCTTTGTAAATACTTCTCCAAACACTACACCGATCATTCTCTTACTCCTCTCCTGACATAAACATTTACGTCCTTTTCCTTCTTAAGTGCATTACGGATCAACCTTATAAGCTTTGGTGCAAGAATAAACGCCATTCTTATTAATAAAATCGACCCTACTAAAGCAACTAAACCCATACCGGCTTTTAATAGATTGCTAGGACTTAGTAAGTCGGCTAGATCACTACCGCCTACAATATCGCCTATTCCCCCACCATTCCCGGTTCCTTCTCCGGCTCCCGGCTTACTGGGTAGACCTTCGTTACCATCTTCATCAATTGGTATTAGCTGTACATCCGGATTTCCAAGAATATCAAACTCCATTTTGTTTTTTGGAATGACAATCTTCTTGTCTGAAGCTGACACAACAGCGTATTCTTTACCGCCAACTAATACTTTTATCTTTCCAGTGGTTGGGCTTGTCCATGTGATTGTGTAATCACCGTTCTCGTCTTTTTCCGTACCGCCACCACTTACACTCATCTTTTTAGTCCGAATCTTTATTGTCTTGCCTTCCGATTCATTGTCGTTCGTATCAACTGTTGTAACTTTATACGTGTATTCTGTATCAGCTTTAACAGTTAAATCTTTAAAAGTTGTACCATTCGTTTCAAACAAAGGCTCGTATGTACTAGCTGATCTAAACATACGAACAAACAAGCCTACATCCGTTTTTTGTCTATAAATGCGAGCCTTTTCTAATTCTTTGTATTCCGGCATTTTCCACTTTAATGACACGTCTTGCGCTGTTGGAATAGCCGTTAAATTTGTTACTTCTTTTAAAGCTTCTATATTTACGACATCATCTAATATGATGATATTGTGATTATCTTGATTGCCTACTGTTGCATAGCTGTTTACATCATTATCAAAGATTTTTCTAAAGTTGGCTGCTCCATTCGATGAAGTAGTGTCAGCCGACACACTATCTAAAATACCGTTTTTATAATCACACGCATCTGCCGCATGAGCATTAGGTACATATAGAAAGGACAGTAGCAAAGCACTCAAAAACACCATTTTGTAATTAAGTAAAAAACGCATCCTTTACCTCCTTTCCTATGGGATAGGATATTTCACACTTCCTCCCGGATTGTCAGGCGGTTTAGCAGTACCACCGGGATTTTTCGGTATTTCTACTTTGCTGTTATAATCTCCGTTTGGCTTTGGTACACCTTCTAATGGTGGTTGTCCACTACCTCCCGGGTATTGTAATTGTTCGTTTTCCGGCTTTGGTGCTGTACTGCCATCCTCCGGTAAAGTTGTTAAAGGATCAACTATATTAAAGCCTCCAGTCGGATCTTCACGAACTGGAATTTCCGGTGCGCTATTCTTTACATCTGTTGCATCAAATGGCGTATCTCCCATTCCATCTTGACCCGTTGGCTTTGCCGGATTTCGCTGTTCGACATCATTCAAAATGTCAAAAATGTTTGGTGTTTTTGGTCTTTCTAAATCCGGTACTGGTGGTGGCTCTACGTCTCCGACTGCAAATTCTGCTATCTCTCGAAGTGTTCCAAGATAATCTTCCCACCCCGGACATTCGAATATTTTGCACAGATCGCAACCTTCACCACTTTCTTCTCCACCACCAACTTCCCCACTACCTCCATCACTAGCTCCACCACTACCGACTGAATATACATCTTCATTAATGGCTAATTTCTCATAGCTTTCTAGTGCCAATGGGTACTCACCCGGATTGCCTGTATATTCGAATTTTGTTGTTTCACACTTTCCAGTCGTAGCATTGTACTTAGCATCTGGACTACAGTAAGTACTTGTAATGTCACTCGGTGCGTCTCCGCATACCCACGCATTACGATCATGGTCGTACCAAACTTTCCAGTCTGCCGGACAGCACAAACTGCCCCCTACGAGTTGCCAATTTGACGTTTCTCCCGGCTCTCGGCATTTTTGATTGGCTTCACTTACTGGTGCGCTATAATTTGCTGACTTTTTAGGCTCTGCCGATACCTTGTTTACTTTCACATCAACACTCGGTACTGGATGGATCGGTTTAGGTGCAGGAGGCGTAGGTGTATTGGTTGGCTCTGTTATGGATGCACACCCACCTCCTCCGGCATCTTCTTTAGATACATACGTTTGTACATAACCAATCATATTTAGTCCATCACGATCCGAATAAAGACGTGTCGTGTAATAACCCGGACATTTGTAAGCAAAACCTGTCACCCTTGTTTTAGACTTAACAAATGCAATATCTACAGGGCTACTAAAATCCGGCTTAACATATTTAGCGTGTTTCACTGACAATGCTGTTGGCGAAACTGCAAAATACAATTCTCCGTTTTGCACTTTTGGCGCACCGACTATGCTAGTTGTATTTTTATAGACTTGTGCCGCATTTGCACTCGGTACAAATACAGCTAAACAGACAAAGAAAAATAACAGTAAATGCGCTATTTTATTCACGTTTAACCCTCCATCTCAAAGAAAAAAGCAGTCGGCAGAAATATCTACCAACTGCCACAAGGGTGTAATATTATGCTCTGCGCATTTTACCCAACGCGCCTTTAACAAGACTAATAAGCATTGGTGCAACAACAAACGCTAAAGCTAGCAATACGATTGGTCCTACAACTTTCATTAGTGCAACACCTGCGCTTAAAAGATCACCTGCTGTGAAAGGTAAAGTAATTCCTGCAAAATCTAAATCCATTTAAAATTCCTCCAAATCAATATTAGTTAGTAATATTTCGTTTCGTAGTCGTCATCATTTTTGCGCCTGTCGTCGTCATCATCAGTGCCTTTTCTCCACATTTTTATGACCATGTTAATAACCACTCCAACGACAGCAAGAGCAACAAAAATCATGACTCCCGGTGCAACAAATTTTAATAACGCACCAACAAAATTCCAAAGCGTGTTTAAGTTTTTGGTATCGAAAAACGTCCCTATTTCAGGAATTCTATTTGACATCACTTTCTAGCTTCCTTAACAGCACCGACCACCATTTTAAGTAGCAGTCCAACAGCTAAAATAGCTATGATGATGAGGACAAAAGGAGCAACGACTTTTAAAATAAAGAAAAAATTATCCCACATGAAATCAAAATTCCATACGTTTTCTAGATCGTACATTAGTCACGCTCCTTCCATCTCATAAAATCCGTACTGATTATCAGAACAGTTACCAATACCATTATTGAAACAATAAACACCATTATTTCTTGATTCCCAAAAACAGTTTGCAACATAGTACCCATTAGCGTGCGATCATCCGTAACGCCATCAACTATAAAATTGGTGACATCATCCGGCGGAGTAAAAGGATCATCCGTTGGAGTTAAATTAGTCTGTTCGTTAATAGTAGGTGTTTCGGGTTTTTCGTTTGGCGTTATTTCTTCTTCCAACTCGATCTACCTCCTCACCGCATTGCTAATAAGTACAACCATCAAATACACGGCAATACAACCGCCAAGCGTACCGCCATAGACTAAGTAAATATCTTCTGCTGTCATTTGCGATCCCTCAACAGTCTGCATAAAAGCATGACTGCGATATTAGCAGCCAACAGCGTACTAACAAGCATGTCTCCGGCTGTCATATGGTGGTCAATCTGCAATGAAAAGTTTTTAGTTTCAATCAGTTCACTTGTGTACTGTGTAGGATTTACTTCCGTAATTTCTTCGACTACTGGATCAGTACTAGGACCCGTTTCTGTTTTCTGTTCGGTAGTCTCTGTCTGTTCATCAGTAACAGTCGATTCGGTTGAATTATTTTCCAATTCGTTTGAAATTTCTTCATTTTCCACCATATATCACCTCCTAAAGACGTAAAAAAGCGCCTGTCCCGATTGAAAATCAAACGAAACAGACGCTTTTTAGCATAATTAGGCATATACAACCACGACAAAATATACTACACTTGTCATTGTTGCATGGCTTTGCTAAAAAGTTGCGTTTGATAACCTACATTTATCGGACGTACCCGACAGACCGTTGGCGCGGAATGTTGGGCATGCAACTTTTATATTTTTATTTGCTTGTTTATAATTGCGATTTTATACATAATCTTTGGAATTGTCTATAGCTATTTTACTAAATATTCTCAAGTCACCCATAAAAGCCAGTGAAAAATGTATCAATAAATGGCGTTACATAGCTAAAAAGCACGTAGGACACATATTAGTAATAATTTTTGTTAAAACAAAAAAATTACTATTTTTGTATCTTACGTGCTTCTTTTTATCTAGACAACTTTTTTAAATTTTCAATTCCCTAAATTTTACATATACCACCATTTAATATCAACGTGACGGTGTTCTTTTTGAGATATTATATATCATATAAATTTCTGCGCCGCCTCTAATTTTCATTACTCCGTTTGTTCCCGTAATTTTAGAAGTTTGTTATATAAATTCATTAATTGAATACCGTTTCGAACCTTTTCGCTGTTTCAAACTTTTTAATAAAAAATCAATTTTGTTTTTTATTATCTGCCCCCTCTAAAATTCCAAAGAAAAAATTTTTTTCGTCTTTTCGAAATT